AAGAGGAAGATACATGGGAAATGAAATGCCCGTATGAGTATGGGGATAAACATTATTGTATCCAATCGAGTGGAGACGTTTTTCAAGATTTTTGGGAAGGCATGGAAGCCGATAATAGATATTTTAGTCAAGGTAACACATTCCTAACTGAACAAGAAGCAGTACTTGAAGCCAAACGCAGAAATCTACTAACACGATTCAGAGCATTTCGTGATGAGTGCAATGGGGATTGGAAGCCTGATTGGAGTAATTACGAACACAAATGGGCAATTTATTACAAAGAAAAAGAGTTTACACCATTATGGTCTTATGAGTCAAATTCATTCCAGACTTTTGGATACTTCAAATATGAACAAGATGCCCAACGTGCAATCGACCTATTCGGTGACGAAATCAAAGAATTGTTTGTGGAGTGTGACTAGATGACGGAAATTGATGTAGATAAAGCTATTAATTTGAAACTTGAAGGCTACTCATGGGCGGAAGTTGCGCAAAAAATGGGTTTTAACGATTTACAAGCAATTGAAAGAATCCGGATTAGATGTAGAAGGCATCCAAGATATCCGGAAATTCAACAAGCACATTCCGGTAATAAAGAAAATGAAACTAGATACCAGAAAAAGGATATCAAAGCGGATGGCTCAATTGGTTCAGAAATCAAGATTGGAAGAAAGAATAAGAAAGTATTCACGGATGAAGAACTTCTAAGATTACACGGGTTTGATCCAAAGATTTTTAAATTAAAATCTATCACATCCAACGAATGGACTACACCTATTTCCGGCTCAACTTACTACAATTACCAATCTAAGATTGTAGCGGTTAGAAAAGAACCGGAAATCACTGCAGAAGATATTGAAAGAGTACTAAGCAAGTTAAAACCACGAAAAATAGAGTTATCGTGTGAAGAAATACCGGAAGAATATCTATTGATTCCATTATCAGATATGCACTTTGGATTGAACTCTAAATTTGACTATGCTGCATTACAACGTGAAATCGCAGATAGGATATTGAACAGATATGAAGAAATTCTAATCACATTGCACGGTGATTACTTCCATGTGGATAATTTGTTGAATACGACTGAAAAAGGAACGCGGATTGATGAAGTTGATTTTGATGCAAGCATTGAAGATGGATTTAATTTCATCATGCCACTACTAGATTTAGCATTAGAAAATAGCAGAAAGGTAACATTGGTTTATTTAAAAGGGAACCACGCGCCTTCCACAGACTTTGTGTTTGTTAAAGCATTACAAAAGCTATATACACAAATCAAATTTGATTTGAAATTTGATGAATATAAACATGCTAGACTGGGGCCACATTCAATCTTTCTACATCATGGAGATAAGATTAAAAATCCGGAAAAGTTGCATCAAGTGATTACTGCTAAATTTAGCAAGGAATGGGGAGAGAGCCAATCACGGTATTTAATTACAGGGCATTTCCACCATGAAAAATCACTATCCTTTGCAGGGCTTACATGGTACCAATTGCAAAGCCCAAGCAAGCCATCAAGCTATGATAGTACTTATGGATATGATATTAGCGAATCCGGACAAATGTTGTTTGAATTCACTAAAAGCAAACGTAGTGCCATCTACTTTGTATAGATGAAAGGGGAATAAACATGGAGAAAAAACAATATAACGGTTGTTCATTAGGTTTTGTAGCAGTTCTAAGCTTAAGTTTAATTTTACTTATTTTGAAGTTGATGGGAGCTCCGTTGAAATGGATTGTGGTGGCAGCACCGTTAACAGGTTCAATTATCATTTTCTTAATCTGGATATTTTTATCAGCGGTAGCACAGTTAATTTTGCAAGCAACAGAAAAAATGCGGGGGTAACATGAAAGTAACAGTATATAGTAAACCATCTTGCATTCAATGTGAGATGACTAAGATGTATTTAGATCAGAATAAAATTAAATTTGAAACAGTTGATGTTTTTGAAGCTGAAGGGGTATTAGAAAAGATTAAATCATACGGATTTCAAGGTATGCCAGTAGTAGTGATTGATGATAATTTTGAAAATGCGTGGGTAGGCTACAATCCGGATAGATTGGAAGAATTAGAAAAGGGGAATAAATAAACATGAAACGATTAGGGTTGGATGAAAGAGCAGTATTAAGATTAATTCCAAATAGCGATACTAAAAGAATTAACAGGGTTGACATTATGAGAATTACTAAGTTGTCAGAAAGACGCGTTAAAAAGATAATTGATGTCCTTGTAAATGATTTTGATATTGTGATTATTGGGGAAAGAAATGGTAGAACAGGTTATTTTATTCCGGTTACTGATGAAGCAAGAAGAAACGGAATTAAGGCAATGAGAGCGCAGGCTTTAAAGAAATAAAACGTGTAAATAAAATTCTTAAAAGTGACTTGAAAGCTCATGAACAATATTTGGGGGTTTAAAATATGATTAACAATGTATGTTTAGTAGGAAGATTAACTAGACCGGTAGATTTAAGATATACACAAAACGGAACTGCTTTTGGTTCATTCTCATTAGCGATTGACAGGAACTATAAAAAAGAAAGCGGCGAAAAGGAAACAGATTATATTAATTGTGTAATTTGGAGAAAACCGGCAGTTAATCTATCTAATTTCACTAAAAAAGGCTCATTGATTGGAGTTGAAGGAAGATTACAATCAAGAAGTTACGAAAATAAAGAAGGTCAAAAAGTATATGTGACGGAAGTGCTAGTAGAAAACTTTTCATTACTAGAATCCAAAGCAGTAACAGAAGGTAGACAACAAGCGCCAATTGGAAATGTAGAACAAGTTCAATTTGGAGAAGTTAATGATGACGATTTACCATTCTAAAAAAGGAAGGTGTAAATACTTGGAAAGTATAGAATTGTTTGATTATCCGGAACTTGATTATAAAGCTACCAAAAAAGCTGTAATGAGAGTAATAGCTAAGTATAAAAATTCATTAAATAAACTTTACTTAAAAAGTGAGCCACGAATTACACCACAATACACCATTGTTCCACCAAGCTTCACTAATCAATTTCATTCATCAACTGAAGATGCTGCATTGTGGGCAGATACACATGGGAAAAGGCACAAAGAATTTGTAGACCTTGTAAACGATGCATTGAATCAATTGCCAGCCACTAACAGGTTAGTCATATATCGTTCATTAATACAAGAACAAAGTGATATTAAAATCGGCTTGGAAATGAATTATAGTGAATTCAGAATCAGAGACTTTAGAGTAGAAGGAATAAGGTTACTATCTTACGCTTTGGGTGTAGATAAATATGAGAATTAAAAATTGTAGAATTTACTAAAAAAAGATTATAAAAATACAAAAGCAATATATATTAAAATATGTATTGTAAGAAAGTGTGAATAAAAGGAAACCATGCGGAAACATGATTCCGGAGCCAGTCTTGAAAAAGGTGTATATACGTTGAGAATGTAGACGATTCTTAACAGTGCCGTAGTGGTTATATGACGGTTCGATTCCGTCAGCGGTAATTTCCCAATAAAATACCCAACCTTAACTGTTGAGAGCGTACTATTGCAGTACGCTCTTTCTTATGGAGAAAGGAGAGAAACATGAACTATGTAGAACCAATCCGAGATAGAGATGATATACAAGCAATGAAAGACTACTTAAGAGACTGGAGCGAAAGAAACTACATGCTGTTTCTCTTAGGGATTAACTCAGGCTTACGAATTAGCGACATCATTAATTTAAGGGTTAAGGACGTTCAAGGATGGTACATCAAAACTAAAGAACTAAAAACAGGCAAACCTTTAAAGCGAAAGATGACTCCAGTGTTGAAAAAAGAATTACGAGAGTACGTAAAAGGAAAACCTCTACATCATTATTTATTTCAAAGTAGAAACGGAAAAAACCAACACATTAGTAGATGCACAGCATACTTAATTATTAAGGTAGCTGCTGACGAATGTGGAATTGATAATGTAGGTACTCACACAATGAGAAAGACATTTGGCTATCACCAGTACAAAAAGAACAAAGATGTAGCTACATTGATGGAACTATTTAACCATTCAAGTCCAGCAATTACGTTGAAATATATTGGGATTAGACAAGATCAACAGGATAAAGTAATGACTAATTTTGGTTTATAATACCCAACTAAACATAATGAGAAAAGTGTTAGTTCATTTTTGAGAACTTAAAGAAAGGTTATTACAGCAATAAAAAAATAAGAAACGCGAACTAAACAGAATATAAGATATGTTTAATTCAAAGGGAATAATTCCTAGAAGGGAGGTAGGAGATGGTTAGAAAAACATTGAATACATCTCGATGGAAAAGGTTGAGAAATTATGTGATGGCTCGTGATGGCTATCGATGTCAGGAGTCACTAAGATACGGACAATCAGTTCCAGCAGAAATGGTTCATCACATATATCCTGTGAGAGAATATCCGGAACTAGAATTCGTAGCTTGGAATCTTGTAGCACTATCGAACATCCAACACAATAAGATGCATAATCGTAATACGGACGAAATCACGAAAAAAGGAAAAGAGTGGCAAAAGAGAAAAAAACGAGAATTTGAAAAATTTTATTCATCCCCGCCACCTCTTCGATAAAAATTTTTCGAGCTTCGGAAACCGAGGAAAGGAACTTTTTCCAACCGCGGGGCATTTCATAGAAAAAGGGGTAAAAATCTCAAGGCTTATAGGAAGGAGGACGAGTTTTGGCGAGACCAATCACAAAGAAAACAATTGAAAAAGCAACAGAAAAGAAAATGAAAAGCTTAGGGACTTATCGCAAAGAGTATGCGGACTTGATTAGTATTTATGCCGGCTTGTTATTCCAGTATACAAAGTATGAAAAAGAACACGCTGAACGAGATTACGAAGTAGCGGAAATTTACGTGAATAAAGCCGGTGCTGAAAACTACAGGAAGATTCCTCTAGTCAATGTTATGGAAACTCTGAGACGTGATATTTTGACTTACTCAGACAGGCTCATGCTTAATCCTAAATCGCTAGGAGAAATCATCGCTCAAGATTCAGATTCATCTATCATCGATATTATGAACAAGCTGGGTGGTAAAGGATGAATCCATATATACAGCGAGCTATCAACTATGCCAATGGTGTACTTGATGGCAGTATCGCAGCTTGTGAAGATAAGATATTAGAAGCTAAGAGATTCTTAAGGGATATTGAAAATCCTAGATTTTATCTGAACGAAGAAGTCATTAATATATCTGTAAATTTTATTGAAAAAGTGGTAGTACATTATCAAGGCGAATCTGTTAAAGCGGTAAGCCTTCGTAATAAGCCTATGGAGTTACAAGAATGGCAAATGTTCGTTGTTGTAAACGTGATGGGTTTTTATAAGACAGGAACTATTGAAACAAGGTTTAAAGAAGCGATGGTGTTTATCCCAAGAAAGCAGGGAAAAACAGCATTCACCGCTTCGTTAGCACTTTGTAAATCATTAATCGAACGCATGAGTTCTTCGAAATGCTACATTGTTGCTAATAGTATTAAACAATCTTTAGAAGCATTTGGATTTATTCGATATAACGTTGAACGTTGGAAAGATAAAAGAATTAGTATTAAAGATAATAACTCAGAGCACTCTATTACTGGTGACTTCGGTAAAGATGGCTCTTTTTTTGTACAAGCGTTAGCGAATGATGAATCTCGATTAGATGCATTGAACGGAAATTTTATCATCATGGATGAAGCTCATACAATGAGAAATTCGAAAAAATATGGATTGATGAAAAAGACGATGAGTGCATATAGAAATAAACTACTATTCATCATTAGTACTGCTGGAGATATTCCGAACGGATTCCTAGCCAATCGATTAACATATTGCAGAAAGGTATTAGAACAAAGTATTGAAAATGACGAATTGTTTATTTTTATCTGCAAAGCGAATGAAGATAAAGATGGAATGCCTATCAATTATTTATCAGACGAAACATTAATGATGGCTAATCCATCGTGCGGTGTGACTGTAACGATTGAAGAATTGAGAGCGGAAGCAGAAATGGCTCTTAATGATCCACAAACTCGAATGGAATTCTTCAACAAAACGTTGAATGTGTTTACTAATTCAATGAACACTTATTTCAATGTAGATGAATTTATCGCAAGTGACGAACAATACAATTGGACAATTGAAGAATTAGCTAAGCTTCCAATTAAATGGTATGGAGGTGCTGACCTTTCTAAAATGCACGACTTAACTGCTGCAGCGCTGGTTGGAGAGTACGAACACGATGGAAAGAAAATAGATATAGCAGTAACACACGCGTTCTTTCCAATTGCTTCCGCAAAGGAAAAGGCGGAAGACGATGGAATTCCATTGTTTGGATGGAAGGATGATGGATGGCTAACAATGAGTAATACAAAGACTGTGTTATATGACGATGTAGTCAAATGGTTCATTCAAATGAGACAGCTCGGATTTAATATTCGAAGTGTCGGCTTCGATAGAAAGTTTGGTAGAGAATTCGTTAGCAAAATGAAGAAAAACAAATTTAGAATGGTTGACCAACCACAATACTTTTGGAAGAAGTCAGAAGGCTTCAGACGAATCGAAATGAAAGTTAAAAACAAAGAATTTTATTATGCGCATAGTGAGGCTTTTGAATATTGTGTTGGAAATGTTCGTGCGATTGAAAAAACGGACGACATGATTCAATACGAAAAAGCTGATGGTGACGGTGGAACACAGCGTATTGATATTTTCGATGCGACTGTTTTCGCAACTGTACAAATGCTAGAAGAAAGTGATAATAAAGCAAATCGTGCAAAAGAATTCTTTGGATTGAAGGGAGATTAAAAATGGGATTATTCGATTTTTGGAATAAAAGAAATAAAACAGCTTCACCACCAGTCGGATTTGTAAATCCGTATGAGTGGAGGGAGTTAATATCAAGAGATGATGGATACATTCCGCTAAATAAACATCCAGATGTGCTAATTGCTGTTGATAAAATTGCAGATTTAGTATCTAACATGACAATTCAATTAATGGAAAATACGGATAAAGGAGATATTCGAATTCGTGATGAATTAGCCAGAAAAATCGATATAAATCCGTATAAGTATATGACTCGGAAAACGTGGATATATAGAATCGTTAAAGACTTATTACTTGATGGTGACGGCAACGCAGTAGTTCATGTGGGGCTAATTAAAGGCACAGATTTGATTGGAGAATTAATGCCATTGAATATGCGAAGCGTTGATTTTATCGATGAGGAAAACGGTGAATACTATATCCGATATGGGCAAATAAGATTAAATCCAGATGAAGTTGTACATTTTGCAATAAATCCGGATTCACAAAGAGCGCATATTGGAACTGGCTATAGAATAGCTTTAAAAGATATTGTAGAAAATCTTTCGCAGGCAACTAAAACCAAAAATAGTTTTATGAGAAATAAAAATGTTCCTAGCGTTGTAGTTAGTGTTAATGGTGATTCTGATGAGCTAGCAAACGAAAAAGGACGAAACGCTATCATAAAAAGCTATTTAAAAACAACAAACGCTGGAGAGCCTTGGATTATTCCAGCGGATATGATGAAGGTCGACCAAGTTAAACCACTAACATTAAAAGATATTGCAATTAACGAATCCGTTGAAATTGATAAGAAGACGATTGCTGGATTAATTGGCGTTCCTGCCTTTTTCTTGGGTGTAGGTACGTTTAATAAAGAGGAATATAACACGTTCATTAATACAAGAATTTTATCAATTGCTCAAATCATATCTCAGGCATTAACAAGGGATTTATTGATTAGTCCAAAAAGATACTTCAGATTAAACCCACGTTCGCTATATTCATACAACATTACAGAACTAGTTTCGGCAGGAAGTCAAATGGTTCAGTTAGCCGCCATGCGCAGAAACGAGCTTCGAGATTGGGTTGGATTAGATCCAGATCCAGAAATGGAAAATATTATTGTGCTGGAAAACTATTTGAATCAAGATGATTTAGATAAACAAAAAAAGTTGAAAGGTGGTGAGAATGATGCTTAAACGAGAAAGTTACCTTTCTACTAATTTTAAAACTCGAAGCGATGAAGGAGGGAAACGATTCATTGAAGGTTACTTCATTAAGTATGGTGTAGAAACTGAATTGTGGGAAGGGTTTTACGAATTAATTGAAAAAGAAGCAGTTGAGAAAGCTTTAGACAGAAATCCGGATGTACGTGCTTTATTTAACCATGACTCAAATATCTGTTTGGGAAGAACAGGAAATGAAACTTTAAAACTGAAATCTGACGACATTGGATTGTTTGGAGTTTGTGAAATCAACAATGCCGACCCTGACGCAGTAGGAGCGCACGCTAGAATCGAAAGACAGGATGTGAATGGATGTAGCTTTGGATTCTTCGAATTAGGATTTGAAATGGTTGAAAAAAAGGATGGAACAATTCTAAAAAAAGTTACGGATTTAGAATTGCTAGAAGTAAGTCCATGTACATTCCCAGCGTATCCGCAAACAGAAATTTCTGCTAGAAAGAAAAGCTTTGAAGATTACAAAAAGGATGCGTTAAACGCTAGAAAAAAATTATTGAAGGAGAAATTAAAGAATGAAAAATAAAGGATTACTAATTAAACAAAAAAT